TCTACTTTATTCAATAATAATTTATTAAATAACTTAAATAAATTTAGTGAAAACAAATTTGTTTTGATAGGTAAAGAGAATTTTAGAAATTATTGGTCAGGAACCGTTAACTCTATTCATTTTACGAATTATGATAATTCAATGCACATTATTGGAGGTATATTTGGGGGGGATTATAATCTTTGGGAAAACGTTGTAAACTTATTTGAAAAATATGTCTATAAAATAACAATTAACGATAATATTTTATATCACGAAGAAGACATAATGAAAGTTATGTACAGAAATAATCCTGAACTTTTTAAAGTTTTGGAGTTTGATACTTGGTATCATCAGGATGCTCCTATTCCTGGTTTGAGTGAGGACCATTTTGAAAAAAATAAATCTTTTTATAAAATTTTAGAAGAACTTCAATAATTTATATTAAAAAAAAATTAACATTATGACCAATAAAAAAACATATAAAGATATTTTTTCAGGTATCTACGAAAATTTTGGTTTTGGTAGTTTAGAAAGTAGGTCAGGACCTGGTAGTACCATAGAACAAACAGATAAATTAAGAAAAGAGATTTTAAATTTAGTAAAAGATAAGAATATAAGAAGTGTTGTAGACATTCCTTGTGGTGATTTCAATTGGATGAAAGAAATTGTTAATGAGTTTGAATATTACATTGGGGGTGATATTGTTTCTGAGGCGGTTGAGATTAATAACTTAACTTATGGAAGTTCTAAAATTAACTTTGTTGAGTTTGACCTAATAGAAGATGAAATACCATATGGTGATTTATTGATTGTTAGAAATGTTATAGGTCATTTACCATTAGAAGATGGTGTTAAAGTTATAAAAAATATATTAAAGTCAAACTGTAAATACTTGTTGAGTACCACTTGGGCGAAAAAAACAAACCAAGGTTGGGATATGTGTAGTGGTAATGATGTTGATAGAGAAAATGAAGGGGTTAATTATGGTCGTTTTTACCCTGTAAATTTGATGTCACCCCCATTTAATTTTACTATGCCTGAGATGATATTAGAAGAAAATGTCACTGTTGATAGTTTTGAAAGTGGTAATAGAAAAGTACTTGCACTATGGGACCTATCAAAGTTAAAAAAAGAAATTAACCCTGAAAATATTGTAGTTACTAAAAAACATTTTGAACAGACAAAACCATATTCAAAAACTACATTAGTAACTGGTTTATGGAATTTAGGTAGAGATAATTTAGGAGAGGGTTGGTCTCGGTCTTTTCAACATTATTTGGATAAGTTTGAACAACTACTACAAGTAGAGGAAAATCTTATAATATATGGTGACGAAGAATTAGAAAAATTTGTTTACGAAAAAAGAAAAAACAAAAACACTCAATTTGTTAGAAGAGATTTAGATTGGTTCAAAAAAAACGATTATTTTGAATTGATTCAAAAAATTAGGAACAATCCTGATTGGTCGAATCAAGTAGGTTGGTTGTCGGATTCAACTCAAGCTAAACTTGAAATGTATAACCCTTTAGTTATGTCTAAAATGTTTCTTCTTCACGATGCGAAGATTTTAGATAAATTTAATTCGGAATATCTTTTTTGGATTGACGCGGGATTGACAAACACAGTTCATCCTGGGTATTTTACACACGATAAAGTTATAGAAAAGTTAGAAAAATATGTTTCAAAGTTTTCTTTTATTTGTTTTCCTTACGACGCAGTTACAGAAATTCACGGATTCAATTATGAAAAAATTAATTTATTATCAGGTGACAAAGTAAATAAAGTTGCTAGAGGTGGATTTTTTGGAGGACCAAAAGAGTCAATTAGTAATATCAATTCAATATATTACAATCTATTAATTTCTACATTAGGAGATGGATATATGGGAACTGAAGAAAGTATTTTTACTATTATGTGTTATAAGAATTCAGACCTTATAAATTATTTTGAAATTGAATACAATGGTTTAATGGGGAAATTCTTTGAGGATACAAAAGAGGATAGGTTGATTGTTAAAAGTGAAAGAAAAAATATAGAAATAAATAACTTAGATATTAACAAGGTGGGCTTATACGTTATAACTTTTAACTCTCCTAACCAATTCAGGACGTTGTTGAAGTCTATGGAAGAGTACGATATCAATATTCTTAAAAGAACTAAAAAATATCTTTTAAATAATTCAACCGATGAGTCTACAACAGAAGAGTATATTAGTTTGTGTGAGGAGTATGAATTTGAGCACATAAAAAAAGATAATTTAGGTATTTGTGGTGGTAGACAATGGATTGCCGAGCATTTTGACAAAGAAACAGATTTGGACTATTACATATTTTCCGAAGACGATATGTTTTTTCAAAACAAACCCAATGAAACTTGTAGAAATGGATTTAATAGATATATCGATGATTTTTATAATAAAGTTTTAAGAATTACAAAAAAAGAAAATTTTGATTTTTTGAAATTTAATTTTTCTGAGTTTTATGGTGATAACGGTACACAGTGGTCTTGGTATAATGTACCACAAAGTGTTCGAGAAGAATTTTGGCCTGAAAAACCACAGTTACCAAAATTAGGAACGGACCCGAATGCGCCTCGAACAAAATTTAATAATATAAAATCTCTCGATGGGTTACCGTATGTTGACGGTGAAATTTATTATTGTAATTGGACTCAATTACTTAGTAGAACAGGGAACAAAAAAATGTTTTTAGATACAACTTGGGCACATCCATTCGAAAATACTTGGATGAGTCATCACTTCCAATTAACTAAGAGAGGAGAATTAAATGGTGGTTTATTATTAATGACACCGGTAGAACACGATAGGTTTGAACACTACGATGGAGGTCTAAGAAAAGAATCATAACGCCATATTTATTTGTATGGATTTTTACATTAAAAATGGTGCGAATTTACCGTTATTGAAGGTTTTATTCATCAATGATGGAAGACCTGATTTTCAATCAATTATATCGAAACTTTCGATTCACGGTGTTTTTTTTTCAATGTATGATTTGAAATCAGGAGTTACTAAAATACAAAACTCTCCTGCTCAGTTAGTTGAATTTACGGATACTAATGGAAATACTGAGTATTATATTCAATATCAATTTAGAACAAAAGACACCAACAAAAGTGGTAAATATAGAGGTGAATTTACAATCAAGACAAACGGGGTTGAAATCTTACCAATTATGGAAGATTTGAATATTTTTGTTTTAGATTCGATAAGTAGTGTTGAGCAATGTTGCCCTGTAATAATTACTCCGACCCCATCACAAACACCAACACGAACAACCACACCAACTCCAACCCAAACTCCAACCCAAACACCAACAAACACGACATCGCAAACTCCAACTAATACTCAAACACCGTCTAACACTCCTACTCAAACAATAACTCCTACAGTAACTAGAACAAATACACCAACAGTAACCATAACACCAACTAATACTCAAACACCGTCTAACACTCCTACTCAAACAATAACTCCTACAGTAACTAGAACAAATACACCAACAGTAACCATAACACCAACAAGAACATCCACACCAACCCCAACACCAAGTCTAACACCACTACCAATATTAAGAATGACATTCCAATCACCTAATGGTGACCCAACAGTTGCTGAGTTACCTTTGGTTTCGACAGGTGATTATAGTTTCACTGTAAACTGGGGTGATAGTACAAGTGATACAATTACTGATTGGAACGATGGTGCTAAAGTACACACTTATGGTAATAATTCATTATATGAAGTTACAATTGTTGTTGGAAGTATAAAAGGATTCAGTTATGGTAATGCTGGTGTTAGTTCTGAAAATAGGGCAAATTTAAGAACTATAACCGAGTGGGGTGACATAGTAATTTCAGGTAATACTTCAGTTTTAAGTGGTTGTGTTAATTTAACAAGTTTTGCGAATGGAGGGCCTATATTAGTAACAAGTAATTCTTTAACAGGATTCTTCCAAGGGTGTAGTTCATTAACCAATTTATCCCCAATTAGTGATTGGGATATAAATAATATATACACCAATATTGATACATTACAAGACCTATTTAATGGTTGTACTACTGCGGATGGAACTATTGATTGGGACACTTCAAATATTACTGATATGTCCAGTACTTTTGAAGGTTGTACCGTATTTAACGGAGATATTAGTTCTTGGAATACAAGCGGAGTTACAAGTATGAACTCAATGTTTAAAAACTGTGACGGATTTAATCAAAACATATCTTCTTGGAATGTTTCAAGTGTTACAAATATGGATGAAATGTTTAGTGGTGCAAGAACATTTAATTTTAATTTAGAGAATTGGGAGAGGGAGGATTCTTCACTATCTGCGGTAACAAGTATGAGAGCAATGTTTAGTGGTGCGACTGCATTTGACTCTAAATTTGATGGATGGAATATATATAATGTTGGGAGTTTACAAGAATTTATGAATGATAAAACTTATCCATCTGCCCAATATGATAATATATTAAATTATTGGGCCGGAATACCATTACAATCAAACGTTATTGCAGATTTTGGAGGTATACAGTATACGGGTGATGGAGAAGCTGCAAGACAATATATAATAGATACTTACAATTGGACCATAAATGACGGAGGAAAGGCATAATAAATTTTGACAATTTGATATAGTATTTTTATATTTATAGAGGTAAGGTAAATCCAACAAGTTGTTGGAGCAAATACACCACTCTAAAAATATAGTTTATGATTGAACCTCAAGTGATTGAATCATTTCTACACGGAAATGACCCCGAAGAATTTATAGTGGCAATTGAATACGACTACGCATCAGAATCAATTTTCAAGATTAAAGAAATCCCCGGTAAAGGAAAAGAAATTAGAAAAGATACATTTATACCCTTCGCGTGGGTGGGAGACTTACGTGGGTTAAACTTCTATCAAGATTCTAAAGGATTACAAAAAGAAGCGATGTCCAAGTTTGGAATTGTTATTGACAAACTTGAATCGGGTGATAACGAAAGAATGAAAAATGGTTTAACATTTCTTGTTAAATCACTAAAGGGATATCGTTCTCTTATTCAATTCTTTCGTGATGGTGGGATTGACCCATATGGAGAAAAAGGAAAAGAAAAGATTCTTATACTACCTCCCGTGGAGCAATATCTTATTCAAAAAGAAAAAAGATTATTCAAGGGTTTCGAAGACTATGATGATGTTACCCGACTTGTATTTGACTTGGAAACTACTTCCCTTGAACCAAAAGATGGTAGAATCTTTATGATTGGAATTAAAACCAACAAAGGTTATCATAGGGTTATTGAATGTATTGATGAAAGTAAGGAAAAGGAAGGGATAATTGAATTTTTTAATGTTATTAACCAAATCAAACCAAGTATAATTGGCGGTTATAATTCTGCAAACTTCGATTGGCATTGGATATTTGAAAGATGTAGAATCCTTGGTATTAATGCTAAACACGTCTGTAAATCACTTCATCCCGAACACTCATATACAAGAAGAGAAACTATTTTGAAACTTGCAAATGAAGTTGAAGATTATCTTCAAACGTCAATTTGGGGGTATAATGTAATTGACATTATTCACGCCGTTCGTAGAGCACAGGCCATTAATTCAAGTATCAAATCCGCAGGACTTAAATACATCACCAAATATATCAATGCGGAAGCAAATGATAGGGTTTATATTGAACACACTGATATTGGAAAGATGTACACTGAAAAAGAAGAGTATTGGTTAAATGTTCAAAACGGTAATTACAAAAAGGCGAGTGAATATGCTGACCTCGATATCAAGTTTCCTGATGTATATAAAAAAATGACAGGTGATAAACTTGTTGAGATGTATCTTGATGATGACTTGGACGAAACCTTAAAAGTTGACCAAGAATTTAACCAAGCATCTTTCCTTCTTGCATCTATGATTCCTACCACTTATGAGAGGGTTTCAACTATGGGAACTGCAACTCTTTGGAAGATGTTGATGTTGGCGTGGAGTTATAAGAATGGACTTGCAATACCTGAAAAACAAAAGAAAACAGATTTTGTGGGAGGACTTTCGAGATTGTTAAAAGTGGGGTATTCAAAGAATGTTTTAAAACTTGACTTCAGTTCTCTTTATCCTTCAATTCAACTTGTTCACGATGTATTCCCAGACTGTGACATAACAGGTGCAATGAAAGGAATGTTAAAATATTTCCGTGATACCCGTATAAAATACAAACAACTTGCGGAACAGTATTATGAAACAGATAAAAAAAAGTCGGAATCATACGGTAATAAACAACTTCCAATTAAAATTTTCATCAATTCAAAATTTGGTGCGTTATCTGCCCCACAAGTATATGCGTGGGGGGATATGAATTGTGGGGAACAAATTACCTGTACCGGTAGGCAATATCTACGTCAGATGTTGAAGTTTTTTTCAAAAAAAGGATATACTGCCCTTGTTTGTGATACAGACGGTATGAACTTCTCAATACCTGAAGGTGTTGAAAAAAGAGTGTATATTGGTAAAGGACTTAATTGGAAAGTTAAAGAAGGTAAAGAATATAGAGGATATTACGCCGATGTAGCAGAATTTAATGATTTATTTCAAAGAGGGGAAATGGCGTTAGATTGTGATGGGACTTGGGATAGTTGTATTAATCTTGCAAGAAAGAATTATGCAGTTATGGAATCTAATGGTAAAATTAAACTTACAGGTAATTCAATTAAATCTAAAAAACTACCACTTTATATTGAGGACTTTTTGGATGTTGCGGTGAAACTTCTTCTTGAAGGTAAGGGAAAAGAGTTTGTTGAATATTATTATGAATACTTGCAAAAGATTTATGATAAACAAATCCCCCTTATGAAAATTGCACAGAGAGCAAAAGTTAAACTTACTATGGAGGATTACAAGAAAAGGTCAACACAGAAAACAAAGTCTGGCGGTGCAATGTCTATGATGGCGCATATGGAACTCGCCTTCCAAAACAAATTAAATGTTAATCTTGGAGATGTTATATATTATGTTAATAATGGAACAAAGGCATCAAATGGAGATGTTCAAAAAATAACCAAACCAACAAAAAAATTACAAGAAGAGTATATGTTGGCTCACGGAAAACCAATTCCCGAAGGATATGTTCAAATCAATTGTTATATGTTGGAACAAAGTAAGATTGAATCGAATCCAAATATGACTGGTGAGTATAATGTACCAAGAGCGATAACAACATTCAATAAAAGAATTGAACCTCTCCTTATTTGTTTTGGACAAGAAGTTAGAGATGGGTTACTTGTTGATGAACCAAAAGACAGAGGAATATTTACAACTCAGCAATGTGAACTCATAAATGGTGTCCCGTTTGAACCTGAAGACCAAGATAATGTTGAAGATTTATTAACAATAACAGATTCAGAGATATTGTTTTGGGATAGAGTTGGGTTAAGCCCAAACTACATTTATGATTTGGCGGAGCCAGGGTGGGAAAAATTTATGTAAAAATACTACTTTTAATAAAATTAAGATATTTATCATTATGGGGAGACCTAAAAAAAACAAAGAAGAAAAAAAAATTAAGGTTAGTATTAGTCTTGATAGAGTTTTATACAATAAAATAAAAGAAGAAAAAATAATGCCTTCCCGTATAATAGAAAAATTAGTTAGAGAATATTATGGAATCAAAAATTTGTTGTAGGTGTAACGTAGAAAAAAAATATTCAGACTTTAATATTTCAAAAAGAAATAAATCTGGATTGAGGGGAGAGTGTAGAGATTGCCAAAAATTAACCTATTTGAATAATTCGGAGTATTACAAAGAAAAAAGAAAAAAAAGATATTCCGAAAATCCAAAAAAAGAGTTGATTCGTAATAAAAAATATTATGAACATAAAAAACCTCAAATAATTGAAAATTTAAAAAATAAAAAGAGGGTTGATGAAATGTTAAGAGTTTCTTCTAATTTACGTAGTAGGATATCACAATTTGTTAAATCAAATAAACTTCACAAAGACAATAAAACTTTAGTTATGTTAGGTATTGATTTACCTAATTTTAAAAAATATCTTAAACAACAATTTAAACCGGGAATGTGTTGGGAAAATTATGGTGAATGGCATATAGACCATATCATACCTTTATACTACGCCAAAACTACTGAAGATTTAAATAAACTTTGTTATTACACAAATTTACAACCGCTATGGGGTTTTGAAAATTCTTCTAAAAGAAATAAGTTAGGAGAATTTCAAACCGTCCGAACTTAAAACATACCAATTTTTTTCAATACATCTGAATTCAATACAAGCACCTTTATCGGATTCGATTTCATCATACTCCTCATCAATTTTACCAATACTTGGTTTAATGATGGTCTTAGTGAGACATTTAATAACTACGTGTTCTGTTGTTTCGTGATTTAATGTTATGTTACAACTAGACACTCCTTTAACTACGATACAAGACTCTCCATCTGTTGAGTACTCATTTTCAGATACGATTGAGGTTTCGGAAGTTACAACCCAAATATTATTAACCCATTTTTGGGTAGGAAATGATTTTATAATCGACATATAGAAATTGTAAAAAATAAATTGATTTTGTAAATTAAATTACATAAATCTGTCTTGGCATTGCCCTGAACTTAAGTTGTTTATTTAAGTTCTCGGCAATTAGTGCCTCTCTCTCCATAACTTTTTCAGGTCTTAATCTTGATAAAAATCCGTTTTCTCCAATTAATTCATCCATTAATTTAGTTTTTTCATCTTTACCTTCAGTTAATAAAGATGTATAATCCATTTGAATTTCGGAGTCTGGTGTTTTTAAGTTACCACTATATTTACCCCTAACTCTACCTAATGTTTCTTTAACATATGCAGTAAACCATCTTCTAACCCATTGTTTTGCCGGTTCATTGAGGTCCTCCCAAGTCATTGCTTCTAAAGGAACATCTGAAGGTAATTTAATAATATCAGGATTCATCTTAAGACATTTCGCTCTATCTGCACCCTCTACTTCATAATACCAATACCAAACTTGTGTTCCAACATAAGAACTGTAATTAGCCCAATTAAATCTACCACCAGGTGTATTACTTAAATGAACCAATTTTTTTCCATCGGGTAGTGCGGTAACTCTATAAGTTAAACTACCCCCAAGAATTCTATTTAGTATATTTGCTTCCTGTGCTCTAACTAAGTAGTCAAAACCTGACATCATAAAAAACGACCCTTGGTACCCGAACTGAGCGTATCCTGCTTGATTGGCACCAAGACCAATACCATCGTAACCAAAACCCCAAAGTCCATAAGGACCGAATACAGTCCAAGGTTGGTTACTAAACCACAATAATTCGTTTATTTCTCTTCCTGCAGGAATTTCGTATGTTTGTTGACCAGAAACTAATGTGAAGTAATCTTTTTTTAATGCCCAAGGACCAACTTGTTGTAGACCAACTATTTTAGAATATGCAAATTGAAATTGTTTTTCAAAATCAAAAGTTTTAGTTATCAATGCGTTTGCGACAGATTTTTGAGTCATATCTAAATTAACAAGGTTAACCCAATTAGTGTCGATTAACCAATTTTGAACATAATGTTCATAGTCCTGTATTGATAACTCCATTAGTGAATCGAGCATCTCATCCTCGATTTCAACACTTCTAAGTGGTGCACCCAAAAGGTGTTTAATCCTCGTATATATTTGACTTCTTTCTGGTTCTTGGATTACTGACATATCGATAATTATTTATTATAAATATCATCGATTAACCTTATTTATTCTATTCATTATTTCTTCCGCAGCGTCAGAAGGATTTTGGAAATCACCCATTACAGTTGCGATAACTCTCTTTTTTTCATTAATGATATCATAAATAACACCTTCAATTGTGTTTTCAAAAATTGGATAATATACAAGAACATTATTTTTTTGTCCATATCTATAAGCCCTATCTTCCGCTTGTGCGTGGTCCGAAGGTAAAAAAGACAAATCATTCATTATCACAACCTCAGCAGATGTTAAAGTAATACCAACACCCGCGGCTTTAATATTACCGACAAATACTTTAACTTTTGGGTTATTTTGAAACTCGTCCACTGAATGTTGTCTTTGTTCTTTTGAGTTAGAACCGTCTATTTTAACTGCAATCTTTCCAAAATGCTCAACAATCTTGTTTAACGAGTCAGTAAAATTACAAAATATTATAACTTTTTTATCTTGTTCTATGATGTTCTCTGCAAGTTCAATAGTTTGACTAATTTTTTCATCTGCAATTATTTGTCTTACTTTTGTTAATTTTGTGAATTGAACGGTTAGTGATTTACTCTCTTCAGGATTTTTTTCATACCAATTGTAGTATTCTCCCATTACGTCCTCATATAATTTTGATTTTAACCTCAAATAAATGGGGGTTATAATTTTATCAGGTAAATCCAAAACATCTTCTTTCAATCTACGAAGTATTGTATTTTGAGTTCTATCTCTTAACTCTTCAAGGTTACTAGCACCCATCACATTCCAAACTTTTCTATTACCAACTCTGAACTGATATCCATTACAATATCTGATAACATAGGCCATCCAATTTTTGGCAACAGGTGAATCTGATAAACTCAGAAGATTATAATAATCAATTGGTCGAGAAGTCATTGGTGTTCCCGTAAGTAACCATAATCTATCTATATCTTTTACCAAATCATTAATTAGTTTAGTTCTTTGGGCTTGTGCATTTTTAATGTAATGGGCTTCATCTATGATTACCAAATCAAAGTTTGATTTAAGAATTTGTGAATCTTCTTTGTTTTTTGGGTTGTGGAAGTTTTTAATTATATCATAATTTATAATTACAAAATCTGATTCGGTTGAATAGTTTTTTCCCTCGGCAATATAAATTGACCTGTCGGTATAATTTTCAATTTCTCTTTTCCAATTTATCTTGAGTGTTGCAGGACAAATAATCATTACCTTTTTAGCACCGGTTTCAAGTGCAGCAATAATTGTGGAGGTTGTTTTACCCAACCCCATATCATCAGCCAATATAAATTTTTTGTTTTCAACAAGTTTTTGAATTGACTCTTTTTGGTGATTTAACGGAGGTCTGTGTGAATATTTTTCATAATCAATTGTAACATCTTTAACAGTGTTGTCTTTAATAATTGATGCTTTAGGTAACCAAAATTCTCTAAACTCTTCATTTTCAAAAACTTTACCCCAAATATGGTATGCTTTATCTTTTTCGGCTAATAACTTTTCAACCCACACTTTGTCAGGAACTTGGGTATAAAGATTATCATCTGCCATCTTTTGTGCAAAATAAGAATCTAAAATAACCCATTTTCTCGCAACCTTAGGAGTTTTGGTGTGGTTATTAATAATATATTCTGATTGACTTCGTGTCGGGTAAAACTTTTTATTTATTTTAGATTTTCTTTTTAGTTCTAAAATATAATTGTTTGCCCCTTCATAATTTTCCAAAATTGACATTGCTTTTGACTCAAGTGTTACTTCCATTCAATACAATAAAGTTTTAATACTAATAATACTAATAATTCAAATATTTATCAATATGCAAAAGTTAGTTCCTATAACAAGATTAGGTAAATTCTTCGGTGGAGAAGATTACAATTTGGATGTTGAAATGGGTTCGGAGTGGCTCGAAGGAGATATGAATTTCACTGTTATATTATATCGTGTAGATAAATATAAAACAAAAACAGATGATGTTTATGGAGAAACTGTTAAAGACGGTATAAAGTTTATGCCTCCAATTGAACTTAAAGGATATGTAAAAATTGCTGCACCGACTAATCAAAAGTTAGGTAATTCTAAGGTACTTCAGAGTGAGCCAGGTAACTTAGTTTTTTCCGTATACCAAAGATATTTAGATGAACTACAAGTTTCAATATCTTTAGGGGATTACTTGGCATACTATGAAACAGAAGATAAAGTTAGATATTATAGTGTGGTGGATGATGGTAGGGTAGTTTCTGATAATAAACATACTTATGGTGGTTACAAACCTTTTTATAGAACCGTTACCGCAACATTTGTAAATAATAATGAATTTAATGGATTATGATAATTTTAATAACAGAAGAGCAAAACAAAAAATTACTCACCAATATGATTGGTGAGAGAGTGAAGGTTTATTATAACCTACATAAACAAACGTTTTCAATTCAAAAAAACGGAATTGTGGTTGGACACGCAGATTTTGTTAAATTAAGTGATGTAGAATTTAGGGTTAGAGAAGGAGGTAAAGAAAAAGTTAGATTTGAAAAAAGAAAAAATGTTCACGCATTTGTTATTGGAGTTCTTGAAGATTTTTGTTTATTTCCTTGTGAGGATATTCCTGAACCATCAAGTAATGAAATTGTAACTTATAACCCATACAAACACGACACCTTCGTATTGAAAAATAATGAGGAGCCTGTTTATAATGCATCTGGTGTGGAGATGGTAAATTTAAAAAATAAGATTTATATAACCGAACAATAATGAGTTTTCCAAAACAAATAAAAAAAACACTTCCCCTTGTTCCAGATAAAATTTTATCGGACAGAAGAAGAGAGTTGTCTCAATTCATCACCAAAGACGGAACGTATCTTCCAAAATCAGTATTACACGCAGATTTGGATAGAGGTATGTTAGATTTTGTTAAAAATGAATTAAAGATATTTGCGGATGGTCAAGTTGTACCAACTGTAGATATTATTTTAACAACACAAAATTGGGCTCAATTTACTGAGACTTGGAAATTTCAAGATAGTGACCGTAATACCGAACCCCCATTTGTGACATTAGTTAGACAACCTGAAGTAAAGTTTGGAACTAATCCTTCTACACAATATACAATTCCAAATAGAAAACAATTTTATTTTGCGGTAGTCCCAACGTGGAATGGTAATCAGAAAGGTGCGGATGTTTACACAATACCTCAACCAGTTCCTGTTGATATAAATTATAGTGTAAAAATAATTTGTAACAGGATGAGAGAACTAAACACGTTCAACAAGACTGTGATGCAAAAGTTTTCTTCTAGACAAGCATACACTTTTATTAAGGGACAATACGTACCAATCATTTCAACTAACATATCTGATGAGTCAGTTATGGAGATAGACAAAAGAAAGTTTTTTATTCAAAATTATGATTTTACAATGTTAGGGTATCTTATAGATGAAGAGGAGTTTCAGGTTAAACCGGCAATCAATAGGGTTCTACAGATTATGGAAATTGATACTACAACTTCTAAAAAGAAAGTTAAAAAATCACCTGAAAATCCTAACACATTCCAATTGAATTTTGAATACCCTAATTCTGAATTTTTAGTGACAAAAACAATTGAGTATAGAGTTGATGTTACAATTCTTAAGACTAATAATATAAGTTCTTATGATGTTTATATTAATGGTGACTTTTATGGTACAGATATAACATCAATTCAATTAAATACTAATGATGTTCTTGAGATAGAGGTTAATAAGACTAATTCGAATGATTATGGAAATATAATTTTAGAATGTAAGTTAGTTTAATTTATCTCCATATATGTCTCTTTTTATTTTACACTTTTCAAAAATTAAGTTTTCTAAGAACTTATGAATCTTAAGTCCGTTTATCTCACAAAATTTTTTTAAAACTTCGTGTGACTCTTTCGATATTTTAATATTTTTAATTTCTTTTTTCATATAGGAAGAAAAAAGGCAGAAATAAATCCTACTGTTTATAAATACTTTCTTAAAAGTAAAGTTTTTTCGTTTTCTATTGAATATTTATCATTAAAATAAATCTAACAGAAATTATTAAATAATGGCAACTACTCAAGTTAATCAAAAAGTCTTCGTTTCACCGGGGGTGTATACCTCAGAAACTGACTTAACATTTGTCGCTCAGAGTGTAGGGGTTACTACATTAGGTTTGGTTGGTGAGACCTTAAGAGGTCCAGCGTTCGAACCTATTTTTATAACCAACTATGATGAATTCCAAGCTTTTTTTGGTGGCACAGAACCAACAAAATTTGTGAATACACAAATACCTAAATATGAAGCGGCATATATTGCAAAATCATATTTACAACAATCAAATCAATTATTTGTGACAAGAGTTTTAGGATTGTCAGGATATGATGCGGGTCCTTCTTGGAGTATTAAATTAACTGCAAACGTTGACGGAACAACTATTGGTCAAAATCCGGCAGTGGGTAGTACTTGGAATGCTCTTTTTACAGGTACCAGTTCGGGAAATACAATTCAATTTGTTGGAGGCTCTCTACCCGTAGATGTTCAAAATAATTTACAAACTCAGTATACAAAAGAAGATGGTTCTACATCAACTCTTCAACAAGATTTTAACGATTACTTGGATTCAATTATGGATTCCCCCGCAACTTCTGCAACAACCTGTGTTATATATGGTGCAATAAATCAATTGGATTATGATAATCTTTCTTCTCAATATTCAAATATACAAAACGCATACTCAGTTGAAAATTTAAATTTCGATAACAACGACCTAACCGCTGCGGAGAATGACACTTGGTATTACGCCAATTTCATAAACTATAACGGTAATTCGTATTCAGGATATTCTTTCTATTATGTTGTAACAAGTTTAACTAATGTAGGAAATAATGATTTCATTGGTGGTTTATCCGGTAAAGTATATACCTTCTCGGGTACGGCTTATGAAAATTATAATAATTTAGTTATTGCAACAATTCGTTCAAGAGGAATTTCTTTATATAGTTCAACTCAACACGGTCCAATTTATGAAGTTCCTGGAAGTGAAGATGGTTCAGGTAATTTTGTTGGTGATGATTTACAATTAGTTTGTACGGGTGCATATTCTTATATTAATAAAAATCCTTTTTCAGTATTTTTATTATCAGGATATACTTCAGATAATACTAACTTCCAATTTGAAGTTTCTTTAGAAGAAACTTCAAGCAAATATATAAGTAAAGTTTTAGGTGTTGATAACTTTGGAAAAAGTAGAACTCAAGTACCTATTTATGTTGAGGAGGTTTACCCAGGAGCGTTAAACTATTTATATAATAAAGGTTACATCCGCGGGATAGATTGTGAATTAATTGCATTACCTGATGCCAGAAGTAGAAGTACACAATCTATCGCTTGGAATTTGGAACAATATACAACACCTTCTACACCATTTTTGGTTTCTGAATTAAGAGGTAACGAGGTTTTTGACTTGTTCAGATTTATATCGATTTCTGATGGAACGGCGGCTAATACAGAAATAAAAGTCTCTATTGCAAATATATCTTTCAATAATAATAGTTTTGATGTTTTAGTAAGGAGTTTCTTTGATACTGATAGAAATCCGGTTGTTATTGAAAAGTTTACTAATTGTAATTTGGATATTTTATCTAACAACTTTGTCGCTAAAAAAATAGGGTCTTCAAACGGTGAATTTTCACTGATATCAAGATACATTATGGTTGAGATGGCTAATGAATATCCATCAGATGCATTACCTTGTGGTTTTAGAGGTTATACTCAAAGAGTTTATTCTAACACAAATAATATACCACCGGTACCTGTCTATAAGACCAAATATGATTTAGCGGGTGAAACAATTTATAATCCTCCTTTTGGAAGTGCAACAGGTGGTGATAACATAGTATCTTCCGCGGGTGATAATGTTAGAAGAACTTACTTAGGTTTTTCAACTCTTTTAGGTGTTGATGATTCTTTCGTACAATATAAAGGTAAACAAAATCCAACAGCTAATTGGGCAACTGTAACAGAATCTGCCGAGTGGAATTGGTTAACAAGAGGATATCATATGGACTCAGGTGCTACTGTAATTACAATTTCAAATTCGTATTTTACAAGTGGTCAAACTGCTTTCGAGGTCGGTTCGGCATCATTCAGTTCTGAACCTGATTCTCAAACAAGTCCTTACTATTTTTTATATTCACGTAAATTCACAGTATGTTTTGCAGGAGGATTTGATGGATGGGATGTTTATAGAGAATATAGAACTAACCAAGATAGATTCAAATTAGGTTCTTCAGGTTATTTACAAGGTGCGGTGGCAAGTACTAGATTCCCAACCGCTAATGGAGACGGAACTTTCAAACAAATAGTGGTAAATAAAAATACTGTTGATTACGCAAACACAGACTATTACGCTTACATACTTGGTATTGATACTTTCAATAATCCTGAGTCAACTAATATTAATATTTTTGCAACTGCGGGTATTGATTATGTTAACCATTCAAATGTTTGTGAACACGCAATCAATATGATTCAGTTCGATAGAGCGGATTCAGTTTATATAGTAACAACACCTGATTTCCAAATGTTCACACCTGATTCAAGTAGTAGTACCGATAGAATCTTACCTCAAGAGGCGGTAGATAATTTAGAAGAAACAGGAATTGACTCAAACTACACATCATCTTACTACCCTTGGATACTTGTTAGAGATACAGTAAATAATACACAAATTTATTTACCTCCAACGGGTGAAGTTTGTAGAAACTTGGCTCTTACTGATAATATCGCATTCCCTTGGTTCGCATCGGCGGGTTATACAAGAGGTTTGGTTAATTCTGTAAAAGCAAGATATAAATTGACACAAGAAGATAGAGATACATTGTACTTGGGTAGATTGAACCCAATTGCAACTTTCTCAGATGTTGGTACGGTTATTTGGGGTAATAAAACTTTACAAATCGCTGACTCAGCACTTAATAGATTAAATGTTCGTAGATTATTACTACAGGCAAGAAAACTAATTTCTGCGGTTGCTGTTAGACTTTTGTTCGAACAAAACGATGAAATAGTTAGACAACAATTCTTGGATAGTGTAAACCCTATTTTAGATGGTATCAGAAGAGATAGAGGTTTGTATGATTTCCGTGTAACAGTTTCTTCATCTCCTGAAGATTTAGATAGAAATACATTAACAGGTAAAATTTATCTAAAACCAACAAGAGCATTGGAATTCATAAACATCGAGTTTTTGATAACTCCTACAGGAGCATCTTTTGAAGATGTTTAATAAAAATTTGTACCTTTGGGGTGGGTAACACCACCCCTTTTTTTTATTATGAAAAAATTACGTGAAGGTTTTAAGAATGAAGGAACTCCAGATTTGAAATATTATGCGTTCGATTGGGACGATAATATTGTTTCTATGCCTACTGAAATAGTTTTAATTAATGATGAAGGAAATGAAGTAGGTATGAGTACCAAAGATTTCGCAGAATATAGAAATCAAATTGGTAAAAATGAATTTGATTATAATGGAGAAACAATAGTGGGTTTTGCAGAAAATCCTTTTAGAAATTTCAGAGTTGAAGGAAATAAAAAATTTATAATTGATTCATTAAAAGCGGTTCCAGGACCTGCATTCGATGATTTTAAAGAAGCAATTAATAATGGTTCAATTTTCGCCATAATAACTGCCCGTGGTCATTCTCCTGAAACATTAAAACAAGCGGTTTATAATTATATTATAACAGGTTTTAATGGAATAGACAAAAATGAACTTGTTAAAAATTTAAGAAAATATAGAACTTTTGTAGATGAAGAAGATATGTCTGATGAAGAATTAATAAAATCATATTTGGAACTTAACAGATATAACCCCGTTTCTTTTGGGGATGAAAAGTCGGCAACAAATCCTGAGGAGGCAAAGGTTAGGGCTATGGAAGATTTTGTTTCTTATATAAAAGCAATGGCCGCTCTTTTGAACAAAAAAATATATATCAAAAAAGATATGGGAAATAAATTCACACCAGTTATACCTGAAATTGGTTTTTCTGATGATGATTTAAGAAACGTAGAATTGATGAAAAAACATTTTGAAGATAAACACGATAATATGGTTAAAACATATTCAACCGCAGGAGGTATAAAAAAGAAATATTAAATATTTATTACTAGATTCTAGTCTAGAATAAATAATTAGAAATAAAAAGTAAAGACAAAAAACTTTTTGTAATATTTATAAATAAACAAAATAAATTTAATTAAAAAAACAATAATATGGCTGATTTACTGATGAAAATGCCGATACCCTATGAACCCAAAAGGCAGAATAGGTTTATTTTGAGATTCCCATCTAGTTTGGGTATCAATGAGTGGTTTGTGGAAAGTACAAGCAGACCATCGATAAAAATTAACTCAACAGAAATACCTTTTTTAAACACCTCAACTTATGTTGCGGGTCGTTTTAACTGGGATGAAATAACCGTAAAATTCAGAGACCCAATTGGACCGTCAGCCGCACAGGCGTTAATGGAATGGGTTCGTTTACACGCTGAATCTGTTACAGGTCGTATGGGATATGCTGCAGGATATAAAAAAGATATCGATTTGGAGATGTTGGACCCAACAGGTGTAGTTGTAGAAAAATGGATTATGTACGGAACATTTATGACAAGTGCTAACTTTGGTTCCTTAGCTTACAACCAAGACGCTCTTGCTGATATTACTGTAAGTTTAAGACCTGACCGTTGTGTGTTAGTTTATTAATTTATTCCATTTATTATATTTTTTACTTTCCTATATTTAACCGTAAAGACATAAACTTTACGGTTAATTTTTTATTATGGATGACAAAGCAAGAGAATACGGACAAATGAATTTAACATTACCACACGATGTGGTGCCTCTACCATCTGAAGGACTTTTTTATAAAAACAAAAAAAAATCAGTCAGAGTTGGTTATATGACAGCATTTGATGAAAATATATTATTAGGTGCGGGAGACGATATGACAACAAATTTATTGAGAAATAAATTATATGAACCCGACGTAAGAGTTGAAGAATTACTTGACGGTGACATAGAGGCTATTTTAATCTTTTTGAGAAACACTTCTTTTGGTCCCGAAATGATACTTAATTTGACAGACCCACAAACAAAAAAACCATTCCAAGGAACCGTTATGTTAGACCAAATGTCCATAATAAAAGGACAAGAACCAACTGAGGATGGTTGTTTTATGACAACTCTTCCCAACTCAAACGTGACGGTAAAACTAAAACCATTAACCTATGGTGAAAGCATTCAATTACAAAAAAGAATGGATAGTTATCCTACTGGTAGAGTTGTACCAAGAGTTACTTGGAAATTGGAAGCTCAAATAAGAGAGATGAATGGTGTAACAGATAGAGCAGAAATTGCTAAGTTTGTTGAACAAATGCCGATTGCAGATTCTAAATTCATAAGAAAGTTTATGGATGAAAATGAACCAAGATTAGATATGAAAAAAGTTGTAACAACCCCATCAGGAGAAAAACTAACGGTTAATGTTGGTTTTGGGGTGGACTTTTTTCGCCCTTTCTTCTGATTATAGAAAAGGTATGATGGATGAGTTTTACTATTTAAACACACGTATGAATATATCGTATCAAGATTTTGAAAGATTACCAATATACATTAGAAAATATCTTTTGGATAAATGGGTAGAAGAAAATAAAGGGGACTAAAAAAACGGTCCCTTTTTCTATTTATATTAAAAGAACTTTATGGCAGATAAGGAAACATTGGGTGAATTTGGTGAAAAACTTAGTGAGAGTATTTCATTAAATATGGAGACAATTAAGAAGGCGGTTGATGAACTGAGAAATCTGAGTCTTTCTTTGAGTAATACCTTTGGTTCGACAAGAACCAGATTCGTAGAAATAAATCAAGCGGTTGCGGATTCATTACCAAGAATTACTAGACTTGGTGGTTCATCACAGGATGTTTTGAATACAATAGGAGAAGTTGCTGCAGCAACAAGAAAAAACGTATTAGCATCTTCAGAAGATGTAGAAAAACTTTTTTCGGTCGGTAAACTAATAGGTAGAAGTGTTGATGACATTGTAGGTAAGTTCACGGATGTAGGTGTTAATTTTACAAAGGTTGGTAAACAACTTGAAACTTCAATCAATTATGTTAATAGTGTCGGATTGAATATGGAATCTGTGATGCAAAATGTTGTTAACAACTCTGACCAATTAAATAGGTTTAATTTTGAAGGAGGAGTTCAAGGATTAACAAAAATGGCAGCACAAGCAAGTATGTTAAGAGTAGATATGAGACAAACTTTATCATTTGCTGAAGGAGTGTTGGACCCTGAAAAGGCGATTGAAGTTGCTTCAGGTTTTCAAAGATTGGGTGTTTCTGTAGGTAATTTAGTAGACCCATTCCAATTGATGAATGCATCAATAAATGACCCACAAGGTTTACAAAATGGATTAGCACAAGCGGTTAAACAATTTTCTTATTTTGACGAAGCATCAAAAACATTCAAAATTAATCCTGGTGCAATTATGAAACTAAAAGAGTTATCGACAGTTACAGGTATAAATGTTGAGGAATTAAGAAAAATGTCACTTGCTGCTAGAGAAGTTGATGAAATATATTCTCAAATTGACCCAACAATTGATATACCCGAAGAAGATAGAATGTATTTGGCAAACATTGCAAAAATGGGTGAGGGTGGTGAATATGAAGTTAGTATGGGCGGTGAACAAAGAAAATTATCTGAACTTACAAACGATGAAATAAAAAAACTTGTAAAAGAACAAAAAGAAGGTCCCAAAACAACCGAAGATTTATTGAGAAATCAATTAACTGTATCTGAAATACTCAATGCTGATGTAAAATCAATAAGAGATGCGGTAATTTATGGACCAGCATCACAAAGAAAAATTTTAGAAGAGGAAGAAGGGTTATATAGAACAATAACAGGTGTTTTAGGTAGTATGAGTGACAAATTCGCAGATTCTAATATATCAAGAGATGTTTTGACAAAATATATGAAAGAATCGGGAGGGTTCATTGACCAATTAAACAAAGGAGTATCTTTTACCGAAGCAATGTCTAACTTGGGTGATAAATTAGGTATAGTTAATAATGAGACAAAAGAATTACTTGCGGAAAAAATGAGAGAGGCGGTTTCTCAAGCGGGTGAAAAATTGACAGACAAAACAATTTCAGAAAGGTTAGTAAAAAAATACGGAATAGAACCAACTCAAAAAATGATTGGTGAACCCGAATCAAAAACAAGGTCGTCATATAGTAAATCTGATGTTAATCTTAAAGGAGATTATACGTTCAATATTAAAGCCGATGACGCAGTAACACAACAACAATTAACAAGTTTAGTTAACTCATCACAATTTAAACAAGATATAGTAAAAATAATTGAGAAACACTTCGAAGAAAAAGGAAGAACCTCAAAAGGATATTAAAAATAAATTATCTTAAGTCTATTTATAATAAAAAAGGATGATGGCAAATAGTCCCTTAGATTTTCCAAATACGGATGGGTTTAGAACTAGATTGGTAACTAGAAATTTAGCGCCATATCCAAAGTCACCAAGAAGAGTTCAACCACCAATTAATTATGCTATTGTTCAATCAGATTATTCAGTAATTGATAGTCCCGATAGTCTAATAGACCAACCAACATTCGCAAATCAATTGTATCCTTTAAACCAATACGGTTCACAAGGAGGTTATGTTCAGGTTAGAGACCCAAATACATTACAAAATACAAACTCGAATGAAGGTGAATATGGAGTACAGGATGCTAATATAATTCAACAAGCGTCCGTCTTTTCAAGAGAATGGAAACCTTTAAACCCATATGGTAACGGTCCAGCACTTGTAGACTCTGCGGTTGGAATTGGTTCAAGAGATGTATTAATTATAAATTCAACTAACACATCTAACGCACAACCATACCCAACAACATTTGTTGCGTCATTCTATAATCCCGTAAACATACTATTATCAAATAACCCAAGAGGTTCTAATGGTAGTTTATCTCAAGATTCTTTCATCGCCAAATTAGGTGCTAGGGTTTTGAGGCGAGAGTTTGAAGAAAGAATTGCAAGAGAAATAAGAAGAAGAACATTAGGAAGAATAAATGTTCTGAATGCAAATACAGGTTCCCCAATAATAGGACTTATCAACGGAAGTGTACCACTGATTCAACCAAACTATCAAATTACTGTATTGGCGAATCCTGTAACAGCAGCGGCTGATTTGGCTTTGAGATTAGCGGGAACATACTTTCCCGTTTCACCAATACCGGGTTCATATTTTGACCCTAGTATAAATCCCGGTCAACCCACAACAATTCAACAATTACAAAATGCTTATAGAGACACCGTTGGACAAACAGTTTTTGGTCAGGTTGTAGGAGCTTTATTAGGTGCTGGTAAGACAGGTTCACAATTATTTTTAAATAATACAGGTGCAGGTCAGAAATCGAGACTATTTTACAGTCTTGATTTTAATAAATTTAAACCTGAATATGATAGAAATGTAATTGAAAGAGTTGCGGGAGTTCTTTTCCCAAGTCTTACAAATAACAGTAACTATTATGTCGGTTCAATAACATCAGAACCATCAAGAATTTTTTCACCAAGCGGAGATTTACCAATCAATGAGTTTAATCAAGAAGTTCAAGCACCCGTATATGGGGCAACTGAACTTGCACAACTTTATGAAGGGGAGGTCTCTAAACAAATAAAACTTGGGGCTAGTGCACCTAGTTATATAAATGGTGGTGGAATAGAAGGAGGAACTACTTGGGTCTCTCCAAAATTCAAAGGAAATGCGGGTAAGAAAGTAGGAGTTGGAGGTGAAATAATTAAAGATGACCCAGACTATAAAGAATCTACATTTACTTCGTCACAATCAACTAATCTTAGATTTACACAGGGGTCAATACTTGATGAGACACAAAGAATAATAGATTCACAACCAAGAGGAGGAAAAAGATTACAACACGTAGGAAACGCAATAGACCAAGTCAGTAAGGTATTCAATGATGGATATAAAGAAATAACAAAAGGTTCTAAAGTATTGGCTTATATTGGGGAGATTGGACAAGAAAAAGGTGCGGAATATTGTAGAATTTTTACAAAAGATACACCATATCTACAATACAATGACTTACAAAAAACAGATGGTATGACAACAGAAGGTAGAAGATTTTCTTATTCTGTTTTAGATAAAACTTATAACTTAAACATTGTACCTAATAAAAGGGAAGGTGGACAAGATTCTACAAACTTAATTGGTGGTGGTGGTGAAAGTGGTCACGTTAAGAAATATATGTTCTCATTAGAGAATTTAGCTTGGAGAACATCGAATAGACCTGGATACACTGTATCAGATTTACCTGTTTGTGAAAGAGGCCCTAATGGAGGTAGAATTATGTGGTTCCCACCATATGATTTAAAATTCACGGAAAGTGTGTCTTCCAATTGGAAGGCAACAGATTTTTTAGGAAGACCTGAACCCGTTTATACATATAATAACACATCTAGGTCAGGTACATTAAATTGGAAAATAGTTGTCGACCATCCATCAACACTCAATATTATTGTTAATAAAATTTTAGAAAAAGAAACAAACAAACAAAGAATCGACTCAATAATAGATTCTTTCTTTGCTGGATGTAGAAAGTATGATTTATACGAATTAGCGAAAAAATATTATACTGTCAATCCTAACGACATATTTGAAATACAAAAAGAAATCCAATATAGAGAAAGTAGTGTAGAGAGAATCAGATATTTGAAAAAAGAACTTACAACGGGAGAAGACGGAACTTCAGATACTGTATCTAAAACAAATCCACCAACAGAAGATATTGATAAGTTAAATACATTTAGAAATAAAGCAGTTTATTTCCCTAACGACGTACCAGGAAAAACACAAACAAATTCCAACTATAACGCCGATTATGCGGTATACCAAGGACAGATAAATTCTGACCCTGCATATAACGGAGACACGCAAGTATTTTTTTCAACGGTTGTTGAATCAAATTACAACTATTTAAAAAATGAATTAAAACCACTCGTTGAAAAGTTACTTACAAACTTTTCACAAGGTAATGTAAAGGTTAAAATTGATGGTAGTGCTTCCGCACCCGCAAGCGTAACATATAATGATGCTCTATCCAATAGAAGGATAACCTCCTTTAAAAATTTCTTGAGAGAATTAATTCCAAATCCAAGATTCTTAATAGAAGATGGTAAAGGGGAAGGAGAAAATGCGAATGTAGAATTGTTCAATGCACAAAAAGGGTCATTTGAGGCAGGTAACACATATAGTTGTTCTGATAAAGATGGAGGAGATGGTTCAGGAAAGTCAAAAGAAATTTACACAGTTAATGCAATGGCTTGTAGAAGGGCAATCATTTCATCAATAGAACAAACTTTAGAACAGAGTGAGGTGATAAAAGGAAAAGAGTCAACAAAAAAAACCGAACTTGTAGACGTTCCGGAAAGTTACCAAGAAAATGAAAGAATACCTGAAGAGGTTACAAGAACAGTTATTAGAGATAATATATCAAAAAGAATCCTTAGAAGTCTACTTTCGGAATGTGATTATTTTGAAGTAATAAAAGAAGAAACTCCTATGGTTTATGATAACCTAAGAGATAAATTAAAATTTTTCAATCCTGCTTTTCACTCTATAACACCTGAAGGACTCAATGCAAGGTTAACATTTTTACAACAATGTATGAGACCTGGTGATACTATACCAATAATACAAAAGGATGGTCAGTTACAGTACACAAATGCAACAAACACAGCCTTTGGTGCACCACCTGTATTGGTTTTGAGAGTTGGTGATTTCTTTCATACAAAAATAATACCTGATAGTCTACAACTTAGTTATGAAGGATTGGATTTAAATCCTGAGGGTATTGGTGTTCAACCAATGATTGCGACGGTCTCATTGTCATTTAAATTTGTTGGTGGACAAGGACTGGCCTCGGCAGTAGATAAACTACAAAACGCACTTTCTTTCAATTACTATGCAAATACAGAAATGTATGATGATAGAGCTGATGTAACAGATACAAGTTATAAAGTTATCGATAAAGAATTACTTGATTATTTTAATATTCAGGTGCCACCGGCAACCGTAAACCAAGTTCAACAACCAAATGCAAGTCCTGCAAACGGAACAATCGGAACAATCACTTCAACAAGTGCAACAACAGACGGTGAATTTGGTACAATTAATTACCAAGTTTATATGAATAAGTTTATTGATAATACTCAAACTTATTTTAATACGGTATTAAATAAGAACAAAGAGGTTTTTAAACAATATAATAATGCTATAAGACAAATTTGGACATCAGAAAGAAATTATACTGAAGGTACAATGAATTTTGATAGTGCAAGTGAAGTTAGGATAGTCGGTAAACCAAAAAATTTGGAATCAAGAATAAATAAAATATTTGACGATTTTATTTCAAATGTTAAAAATGAAAATGAAGGACTTATAGAATTTATTAAAGGGTCCCCATCTAAAGGTTTTTCAGATAAGGTGATAAGAGCATTGAAAGATAACTATGTTAAGTACTTAAATGAAAAGAAAAATAGTTTTATAAGTGCTTTAACAACAATAACACAACAATTAGTAACGGTTGAACAAAATTGGATAAATACTGTTGCTCAAAATAACGTTGTTTTACAAGGTGTCCCTGCTAATGAGACAGGAACCGACGGAGTTAAACAGTCAACAGGTTTTGTTAAAATATATGTTATCTCAGGAACAAGTAATATTTCAGACACACAAAAATATACTAATCAAACAACATATGATGAATTAAAAGGAGATACAACTATAATAAGAGATAATGTTAAAGATTTTACTAATTTAACAGAATCAACAATTGATTTTAGAAGTTCATTAAAAGATTTTAAAGGACTTTTGATTTATGGTAAAGGTAATCCAGCACCTTCTGACGTATTCGATGCCTTTACAATAGAGTTAGGAGACGATGTAATACTTAAAAGAAGTTATACGTTACTTAGTCAAGACATTTTAGATTCAACAAAATATCAAACATTTAGACAGGCTTTAATAGGTAACATAATAAATAACAGTTCAGTATTAGGTTCCGGTAGGTCGGATATACAAACAGAATTTGATGGTTATTGGAATCAAGCAACAGTTAAGGGAGTGTTCCAATCGGAAAACAAAATAACAGAAGACTTTTTTAACTTTTTAGAAACAGATAAACTTAAAACTTATCTTAAGTACGACCCATTCAATTTGGCACGTACTAAAAAGTATGAATTTACTTTCACAACAGACCCACTAGTTGAACCCGGAGAAGCTCCACAGAGAAAACTTATAATTGAAGCATTGAGCACACCGAATAACCAAAATTCTTCAACGGAATATTGGTCACAATTAATAGGTCAGCTTGTAATATGTAAAGTAAAACTAAACTAATGGCACTTCAATATTATAACAGATATAATGATTTTTTTATAAATGGGCAACAAACAGTTGTTCCGTTTGTTAATTTACCTCAGAAACCAACTGATAAAGCGTACGTTTATAAAGTAGGTCAAAGTAGACTTGATAAAATTTCTCAAGAGTATTATAACTCACCATTTTTTGGGTGGTTAATACTTCAAGCAAACCCTCAATACGGGGGTTTAGAAAATTTTATTCCTGACGGTGCAATTTTGGTTGTTCCGTTTCCGTTAATCACGAGTTTACAAGACTACAAAGGGGCTTTAGAAAATCATTTTTTCTATTGGGGTAGATAAAAAAATTAAATGCATTATATTTTCTAATTAAAGAATATGGCTTTTGAAACAATAAGAGGAGATAGAAGTGGAAGAATACTTGTTGAACTCGATTATAATAACATTATTTTAGTTGACCCTAATAAAACTATAAGTGATGGTGTTATTTCAGAAAGACTCGTAGACCACGAAGATATGGTAATGTTTGCCAATCTTGAGGCAGAATTATTACCTAGAACTAAATTGGCGATTGGAGCATCACCTGACAATATACAAATTGTTGAAATTGCAAAAATTAATTTCCTAAAACAAAAAAACGGAAAAGATTTTACCACACAATATTACGATGAGTTGACTGGTTTACGAACAACCAAAGGCCAAGGAATAAATCAACAAAGAAGAGAATATATTCCACCGATAGGTGGAGAAAAAGGGTATTCTACTCTTCAGAGTACAGTAGATGGTAAAGATGGTTCAATAGATACCGGATTGTTAGGTATTACAAATATTAACATAAGAATTTCTTCATCATTCATCCCTGAAGTCGATATATATTTAGAAGATGTACAGGGTAGGGCTTTGTTTCAATTGGGAGAAGACTCACCATACTCTGCGTTTTTTCATCTACCTTATCCACCATTTTATTTAACACTCAAAGGTTACTATGGACAGGCAATAAAATACCAATTGAATTTGGAAAGTTTTAATGCTTCATTTAATAGTTTCAGTGGAAACTATCAAATTATATTAAAATTAAAAGGGTATAAGTTTAATATATTGAGCGAAATAAGTTTAGGTCATTTACTTGCATTACCTCATATGTATTCGTCAAGATTTGACATAAGCAATTCTCCTGGTTCACAACCAACATCACAAACATTACAAAACTCAGCATCGCAACAATCTGTTTCTGCACCTAACGCAACTAATAGTAAAAATGCTGTGGTTCAACAAATGGTTGTTGAAAAAGGGTACCAAAAAATTTTAGAGGTATATGCGGAATACAAACAAAAAGGATTAATTGATAAAAAATTTCCTGAACTAACTCTTCAGCAACTTATGAATAGATTAGAGTTGTTTGAACAAAATGTTATTGAAGGATATGAACCAAAAAGTGATGTTGAGGCTTTAACAAATATAAGAAAATATAAAGAAAACCTTGATAAATTAAACGGTGCGGTTGTTACATCAAACACTTCTTTTTTTACAAAATATATAAACCCGAAGGCTTTAATTATAAAACAAACGGGTCAGTCTTTCTATGTTTTTAAAAAAGAAATAGATAATCAAAAAGTACCTGAATTAGTTACCAAATTAGAAAGTGACATAAAAAAATATGTGGACCTTTTAGATTCAAATCCAACTTTAGGTAAAGATGGTACCAATTCTATTACAAATACTATTAGTATTAATAACATAACAGGAACAACAGCCGCAGATGACGTAGATTGGTATAAAACAACTCAACAGTACGGTTTTTATACTCCTAATGAGGCCCAAATAAAAAAAGTTCAAGAGGAGTTTAGATATATTTTTGATGGTTCAACTTTACCTGGAAATCCTGTAAAAGAAGTGACCAATTCTTTAGTTGGACCACTACCACCACCTGGTGAGGTTTTTATCACGGAGGTAAATAAAAAAAATAATACTGATTTACTTAAACAAAGGTTTTTCTTTTTTGATGGTGCAGGAAGATTTAATATTCAGATTCAAGATATGTTGGCACAAACCAACAAGATTCTTCAGGAATATGAAAAGAAAATTACTGATGATTTAGCAAAAAAAATTGAAGACCCAAATATTGGATTAGGATTTGCTCCCACAGTGAGAAATATTGTGGGTGTTATTATGGCCTCTTCGGAGGCCTTTATAAGATTAATCGACGATGTCCATACAAAGGCTTGGGATGTTAAGTATGACCCAATCAGAAAGAGTGCGGTTTTAACAAATAACATTGGTTCAGATACTAAAAACGTTGTTTCAACCGCAAACGTTGCTTCAGATACTTCAACAGGACAAATACCTGTTTACCCTTGGCCTCAAGTATTTCAAGAAACAAATGATGATAAGAAAGGAAAATATCAAATAGTTTATGTTGGTGACCCTAAAATAATAAATCAGACCAAAGGATATCTTTACGATAAGTGGCCTGAGGTTGAGTTCATTGAAGAATATTTAAAAGGTTTGGAACAAAGGTTTTCAGCACCTAGTTCACCAACCCCTTCATCTGCAGAACAATTTACAAGTTTTTTAAATATAAACGCAATTGAATTTCCAAACGATAATATCGCATATGCGAACAAAGAAGAAGTAAAATTCTTTTATGAGATTTGGGAAAGACAGTTTGTTACGTCGAGATATGAAGGATTGGCAAGATTTAAAAACAAAAACGCCGAACTCAACAATATAATTGATTTGATTGTTGACGTGGAAACAAAAAATATGATTCAAGGGATTGGACAAAGTAACCCATACCTTAATTCTAAATTAAAAAATTCCACATTTACTTCAACTAACTATGTTAATTTCTTTAAAAATATCGCACCAGCCAATTCAAGTCCAAGTTATATTAAGTTTATTCAAGACCAATTTATAACAACTTATTTACAAAGTTTAACCGATAATTCTTTTTCATTATTAACAACATCAAATGTTGGAAAAATACCAACAACTAAATTGGATTCTACTAAACTAGAAACAATTATTAAGTCAACCCAAACAAATGAACCAAATATAACAGATTATTACCCTTTTACAAACTCACAATGGTCTTCTAGCAATCTTTTGGATTATTCCAAATCATCGGGTAATCTAATATACAACACTAATAAATCTTTGAAAATTTATCAGGCGAGAAATATAATATCAAACTTTACTGATTTGAATGATTATATAAGTAATAGACCTGTAACTAATTTTTCATATATTAATTCTCAATATCCTCTTAGTAATAGTAATGTAACACTTTCTACAGACCAATCAGGATTTTTACCTAATTTCTATTATAACAGAGCACCTAAAGGATTTATACCTACAGAAGGATATGTTTATCACACAGTACCCACAAATTCAACTTCTATTATAACATATCCAATAAATAATTTATTACCTGTAGTAACAACAACCTCAATTTTTAATACACCATTTTTTGTAAATTCAATATTACAAGGTGTTAGTAAAAATAAAAATAATGAAGAAAATCCTTTTAGAGCCGCGGCATATCTTTTCATTAACTCATTACCGTTGGCAAGTTTAAAAGAAAGGTATAAAACTAAAGATACGAATTTGGATGAGTTAGATTATATTGCATCGACCTTAAAAAAATTTGGAGGTATTCATAAACTACCTTATTCTTGGATTTTAAAAATAGGTTCCGTTTGGCATAGATATAAAAATTATATCGAAACAGGTCAAGACATATTAGATTCAAATACAATTTGGAAAGATATAGATTATAAAAATCTTTACGACCCAGCAAGTGGAAACACAAACAGGGATTATCTATTAACAATTAACGGTGTTACAGGAAAAACGATACAATTGGAAAATTCAACCGCAACAGAACAAAAAGTTCAAAGCGGATTCTTTCCAAAAGTATATAACGATTTTTATAACTTTTTAACAGGTAACGACTTATTCACAGATTACAGTACGGCAGACATTCAAAATCAATTAAATACCAAATTGAAGTTGTATAACTTCACTCAAAGTAATTTGAATTTATCTAAGGATAATTTAATTTGTAATAATACAACTTGGAGTGCATTAGTTAGTGAAGACACTAATAATTATTTTGTATTACCATCATTTGGAGGACAAGTTAATGAAGTTATTAATTCTATTAGTCAAAACGGTAGTATTGTATCAGGTGTGAATTTTACCGGAAATACTTCAATATATAATGGTTCAGTAAGGTGTTTTTGGTCAGCACCAAACTATGGATATTTCGATGTTTCCCAAACAAAAAAACCAAACTACGATGAATACTTTAATGTCATTGAAGGTACTGCAGATAATTTATCCCCATTCAAAATATCAAATAAAACAAACTATTCAAAAATAGAGGAAATATTCTCCGTGTTTGAATCAGATATTTTAGATTCTTTTGAAAATGAATTTTTGAGTTTTTCAAACGCACAAACTAAGATGGCGGTTAAGAATAATTCTACATTAAAGTTTGATGAAACCCTCGGAGAGAAATATGTTGAATATAGAAATTTCCAACTTCTATTTCGTAAATTAATGAGGGTACAATCACCCGCAAATTCAACCTCTGTTGAGACCTTATTTTTGGATACTATTTTCAATCAATTTACAAATTTTAAACAAGTAATTTTACAGTTTTTAGATTATGACGTAATTTTTAGATATGGAAATCCTTCAAACTATAACAGATTAAAATTTGATAACTTTCTTTTATATGACCCAGCAAGTAACGCACCTGCTCAGAACAACACAACAAGCGGCGTAACACTAAGTGTGAATTTGGCAAAAAGATACCAACCCTATGTTGCAAATTCTTTACCTTCAACATCAAATAATACTACAAACTCCTTGGTCAATTCAAAAATCACAAATTCTGTTGCTTGGACCGCATTACAAAAACATATTGGTTTTTCAACTATTGCGGAATTACAATATAAAAATAACGGTTCATACATAACAGATTTCTTTATTGATAACAACATAGAGTTCAATGAACAAAATGTTAAAGAATTGTCACCAATTATAAAAATGTATGCAACACAAAAACTACAAGACCCAAAAATAACTAACACCAAATTCAAATCAAAAATTTCAGAATACTTAAACATTTGTGATAATTTACAAAATAACATTATAGACAACCTACTAAGTAAGGTTAGGAAAGAGTTACCTAATTATAGTGAAGTACCTGAGGGACAAGTACAAAGTAAATTGGATGGAGACCAAACAAAAGTTCAATTGTGGGAAATATTTAAAGCACTAAACGATAAATGGATTGCTGGTGGAGACTTTAAATCTAAAACTTTCTTCGAGGACTTTTTATTCTTGGATAGAGCGTCAAGAAATATAGGAGACGTAATATACTTAGATATTTTTGACCTCAAATCAATGTTAAGTAAGAAGTCAATAACTTTACAACAGGATGTCCAAACATTTATAGAAGGAATATTAAGAAAAAATAATTTCACTGTTATGAATCTTCCTGCTTACGTTAATTTCTACAATGTACAGAATGTAGATGGGTTACAAATTGCAAAGCCCGATGGAAGTTTGGATTTTGCTGATAATATGTGGGGTACTTTTTTAAATGTTGATTATAGAAATAGTGGACCAAAAATGGTTGCTTTCTACGTTGGTAAACCTGCCAACTATTTGGATATGGATAAGTCCAAAAACTTCTTATTTAGAAATGATTCATTCCAACTCGAAAGAAATGATAATCCATTGGTGGAGGATTGGACAAATAAAAAGGATTGGGGATTATCAAACAGATGTGTAGGGTTTGTCGTTGACATCGGTATAAGAAACCAAAATGTGTTCAACTCGTTTAGTATAAGTCAAAGTCCAGGTAAAGCAACCGCAGAGTCTTTAGATACCTTATATACAATGATTCAACAAGCAACAGGTAGAGATGTTGCAACTCAAAATGTTAGTTTATGGAATTATTACAATAATAGAAGTTATGGGTGCGAAGTTCAGTGTTTGGGAAATGCTTTGTTACAACCAACAATGTATTTTAACCTAAGACACGTACCAATGTTTAATGGTGCTTATTTTATAACTGACGTAACCCACAATATTACGCCTGGTGATTTTAAAACTTCGTTTACAGGAACAAGACAAAGTTTATTTGATTTACCGGCAATTGATTCTTTCTTACAAAGTATTAATAGGAATCTATTAACTCAAATAGAAAAATCAGTATTAAAGAGAAATCAAGACAATAAACAAACTTCAAATACAAGCGGAGCACAAGCCGGAACAATTTCGGTTAATCCTGATGTTTCTAAAGCACCTGAAAATAGTTGTTCTGCAAATACATTCTATACACAAACACAAAGATATATTTCAGAACAAGCAACCGAAACATCAATAAACCAAAAAGATTTTGCAGATGCAATTAAATCAGTTACAACAGATGAATTTTTACAGTCGGTTATATATTCTATGTGCTATTCAAAGACATTTAAATCCAACGCGTTTAAATCATTTAATAATAACTTTGTAACATATTCTTTAGATAAAAAATTATCACCCGAACCGAAGAAAAAAACCTATTGTTGTGTCAACGTTGATGAAGTCGGTAAAACTGTTTCCAAACCTTTAGCGATGTTTGATTCAGTAAATGAGTTCATAGTTTTTATGAGAGATAGGTTAGTAAGTCGTATAGACCAAATTAGAAGAATTGGTTTGTATGAATACTTTGTAAATTATTGGCCCGAACAACAAAGTTTGAATTGGAACCAAATTAAGAATATAGAACCATTCAACACTATTAGAACAAATTTGGAAAATGGGTTAAAATCTGCAAAATCCGCAGGAATTAATGTAGATTTGAATAAGTCGACGGAGATTATTTTGGGATTAAACACAACATCACAACCACCACAACCAACACCTTCCGCAACTCCACCACAACCAACACCTTCCGCAACTCCAAGACCACAGTCATCTCAACCCGTATTTTCATCTAAAACTGATGTTGACTTGGTATCTAGAAATTTTGAAGACTTCGTTCTAAACATATTACCTCAGTACACTACTTTCACAATAAATGAACTCGCCACTAAAATGACTGTGAGTATTGTTAGAGGTAACCAAACCCTACAAGTTATAAACTTGAATAGAACCGACTTATCTAGTTATAATATATTTACATTCCAACCTTCCTCCGGTTTAGGTACAAAAGGAATTTATATAGGGCAAAACGACTTAACAGATATTTTAGAAGATTATGCAACAGTAAATTATCAATCAACGGGAACGTTGGCTCTTTTTAATCTTGTTGTAGAGGCAACTGATAGGACAACTTTCTATAAAGAATCATTTTCATTTTCGTTTAGATTTTAATTTATTTGATTGTTGATATATTTATTAAGAAATATATTTTATGAATTTGAAAGAAAATTTAGACAAATACTTGGGAAAAAATGGTCAATACAGTGAAAATGATTTAGGTAATGGTAACAAAGAAGTTTGTGATTTAGTTACAGGTGACTGTTATATTGTAAGAGAAAAAGACGGTCTAATTGAAAGAGCCGGACATCAAGTAACCGTAAATAGACAAATTAAAGTAGAAACAACCAAAGGTATAAAACAATTATTAAAAGATTAAAAATGGCAGTAGATAAAAAAATATTGGATGAAATTAATAGACATAGAAGTATTAACAAATACTTGACAGAACAGGAAGTTCCACCTCCTCCACCAACCGGACCTGAAGGTAACGTACCACCCCCTCCTCCACCAACCGGACCTGAAGGTGCTGCGACAACTCCTGAAGCACAACCAGAAGTTATAGATGTAGAAAAAGACGAGGACGTAGAAAAAGTAGATGAAAAAGGTAAGTCTGAAGAAAAAGGTGAAGAAACAGAAGAGTTGGAAATTACTGATTTAGTGACATCTCAAGAAAATATAGAAAAGAAACAGGAAGAGTATTTTAAAAATTTGTTTTCACAACTTTCTAATTTAGAATCCAAACTTTCAGAAATGGATAAAATTGTTAATAAGTTAAACTCTTTAGAAAACAAAATAGAGAAGTATAGAGAAAAAACTCCACAAGAAAAATTAGAATTAAGAAGTTATGATTCTTATCCGTTTAACCAAAAATTATCAGATTTTTTTACTGACAAACAATCTGATATGGAAAAAACGGGAAAAAATGAATATGTTTTAACAACTGACGATGTTACAGATATAACCGACAGTGAAATTAAAGACACGTTTTATCCGGTCGACGATGAAGAAAAAGAATTTAAAAGATTAAAAGGGACATAAAGTCCCTTTTTAATTTGACATATTTCCCAACAATTACTATCTTTGTAATATAAATTAAACAATTAAAATTAAATTTTATGAGTGCACTCGACGCCGTATTGGCACAGTATGAAAAAAATCAAAGTTCGGGCGGGGCCCAATCTAAGATGTCTCAAGACGAAAGAATGAAAAAGTATTTTGCTCTTCTTCTTTCTGATAAGGAAAAATCAGGTCAAAGAAAAATTAGAATTATCCCTACAAAAGATGGTTCATCACCATTTAAGGAAGCTTGGTATCACGAAATCCAAGTTGGAGGACAATGGCAAAAATTCTATGACCCAGGAAAAAATGACAACGAACGTTCACCACTTAATGAAGTGTATGAAGAACTTATGTCAACAGGTAAAGAATCTGATAAAGAACTTGCCAAACAATATAAATCCCGCAAGTTTTATATCGTAAAAGTTATTGACCGTGATAACGAACAAGACGGACCAAAGTTTTGGAGATTTAAACACAACTATAAAAACGAAGGTATTCTTGATAAAATCATTCCGATTTGGAGACAAAAAGGAGATATTACAGATGCTGAAAAAGGAAGAGATTTGATTATTGAACTTACAAAATCAAAAACTCCAAAAGGAAAAGAATACACATCCGTATCTACAATTATGTATGATGACGCTGCACCATTATCTGAAGACAAAGACCAAATGAAAGAATGGGTCTCAGACGAACTTTCTTGGACTGACGTTTATTCAAAGAAACCTGTCGAATATTTGGAAGCGATTGCACAAGGTAAAACACCAAAGTGGGATAGCGAAAAAGGTGGATATGTTTATGGAGATAGTGAGGAATCTACAACTACGTTGGGTGGGTCAAAAGGAGTAACATTCCAAGACCTACAAGCAGATTCTGAAGTTGATTCAGACCTACCTTTCTAATTTATTAAAAATTTTATTCGGGGTAGACATAGGGTCTACCCCTTTTTTAACTAAAAATGGAATTATTAAATACTCATCCAATAAAAAAATCAGATTTGGGTTTTCACGGAAATTTATTCGGTGGAAAGTTATTGGCTTGGATAGACGCGGCGGCAGCAGGATATTCGATGCAACTCTGTGATTCGCCAAGAATGGTTACTGTCTCAATTGATAAATGTAATTTTGAAAAACCTGCACGAGAAGGGCAACTTTTAAAAATATATGGTCACCCAAATTCTATAGGAACAACATCAATTACATTATATATGGAGGCAAGGGCTCATAATGTATATACAGGTAATCAAATTGTTGTGTTAAAAACTAATATAAGATTTGTTATGATTGATGAAGAAGGTAATCCAATTCCGATATCGGAAAAATGTAAGAACAAAGTGCAAAAACTTATTGATGAAACAAAATAAATTAATATAAAAAATTAAAAAATGTCAAAAAAGAAAAATACCGTAAAAAAAATGAAAGTCGAACCTACAGTAGGGGTGATTGAAAAAGATTATTATGTGACTTTAACCAAAGAACAATATGAAACTTTAAGTAGAATTATTAGATGGGATAATCCAATAGAAAAAATTGATGACATTACAGGAAGTGGTGATTTAAGTAATATAGAGATTGGGTTTAATTTGGGAAAATTATACTCTGAGTTCCAAGAAACTTTTAGTAAGTTAGAAGATATCATCAATGAAATAGAACCATCAACGGATACTGAAGAATATGATGAAGAGGATTCAGACAATGTGTACGAATACAATGAAGATTGAATTTAAAAAATAAAAAATAGTGGGGATTTCCTCACTATTTTTTTTAATATTTATATATGTGAATAAAAATTTAACAATTGTAATTCCTTGCAAAAATGAGGGGTTTCTTATAATAGAAACCCTATTATTGTTATTATCTCAAAAAGAAAAATTCAGAATAATAATTGCAGACTCTTCAGATAACGAAGAAAGTATTCTTTTATTAAAGAAATATCAAAAAAAATATTCAAAACAAATTCAAATAACGGAAGGAGGGTTTCCTGCAAGGGCTAGAAATAATGGTGCAAAATTGGTGGATACTCCATATATATTATTTTTAGATGCCGATATTCATATTAAACAAGATGATTTAATTGTTAAATGTTTGAATGAAATGATTGTAGGAAGGTATGATTTGTTAACCTGTAAGTTTAAGACATTAGATGGTAAGTTTGATTGGATTTACAAAATATTTAATGTTGTACAATGGTTTAGTTCAAAGACGACACCATTTGCATTAGGTGGGTTTATGTTATTTAAGACAGATACATTTAATGAATTAAAAGGATTTAACAATGAGGATAAAATTGCTGAGGACTATCATCTTAGCTCTAAGATTTCTCCAAGTAAATTTAGAGTGGAGAATCTTTTTGTTTATACTCCTTCTAGAAGATTTGAGAAGAAAGGTTTATGGTATATGATGAAACTTATGGTTATGTGTTGGTGGAATAGGAATAATGATGATTTTTTTAAACAGGATTTTAATTATTGGATATGAAAAAAAAAGTAGATATTAATTTTGAGTTTATTGTTGTATCAACTGCGGCAACATTAATAATCCTTATAAAATTACTTTGCGGGATATGAAATATAAGGCAATAATTGTTTCCGATTTACATCTTGGAACAAAGGACTCAAAAGCCAAAGAGTTCATTGAGTTTATAGATTCTCATCCCACCGAGTTATTAATATTAAATGGTGATATTGTTGATGGGTGGGCACTTAAACGAGGCTCCAAGTGGAAGAACTCTCACACAAAAGTTATTACAAAACTACTGAAGTTATCAAAAAAAACAAAGATTATATGGATTAGGGGAAACCACGACGAATTCTTAACCGAATTTATGGATATTGATTTGGATAAGATTGAGGTTAGGGAAGATTATGTTTTGGAGTTATATGATAATACAACGGATGATTTTTTTGTTAAGAAACATTATTATATTTTTCACGGAGATAAGATAGATGTTTTTATAACTAAATATAAGTGGTTGGCAAAGATTGGTTCGGTTGGATATGATATGGCGTTATGGTTAAACAGGTGGTATAATAGATATAGAGTTTGGAGGAAATTACCATATAAATCAATATCACAAGAAATTAAAAATGGGGTTAAAACAGCAACAAACTTTATAAATGATTTTGAATCCGAAGCCGTAAAAATGGCTCACAAAAAAGGATGTTATGGTGTTATCTGCGGACACATACATCAACCTTCAAACACGATGACTGATGATGGTCATTACCTAAATTCTGGTGATTGGGTTGAAAATAGAACTGCAATACTATTGGATAATTCAAATACTTTTACTATATTTAGAATGTAAAATAGTAAAATTTATGGCAGGAATTAAGAAAAAAGAAATATCCTTATCAAGTATAAAGGATAAATTCTCAACAAAAACAAAATATAAAGAAACCGAGTTTTATAACTGCGGACAAGCATTTTATGATGCTTGCGGATTACCAGGTCCTGTATTGGGGGGGATTAATATGCTTTTAGGACATTCAAACGCTGGAAAGACAACAGCATTAATACTTGCTGCTGCGGATGCTCAAAAGAAAGGACACTTACCCGTATTCATCATTACAGAGAAGAAGTGGAGTTTCGAACATAGTGTTGAGTTGGGATTACAGGCACAAAAAAATGAAGATGGAACTTGGGATGGGGATTTTTTATTTAATGATTCGTTTGATTATATAGAACAATTAACGGATTATATAAACGAGTTGTTAGATGCTCAAGAGAAGGGGGATTTACCATACAATTTAGCGTTCTTCATAGATTCAATTGGAAGTATCCCTTGTAAACAAACTTTTGATGGAGGAGGAGGCACAATGCACGACGCGAGAGTATTGGCGGATAAAATTGGTAGAGGTCTTCATTCAAGAATATCAAAATCAAAAAAAGAAGATTACCCATATATAAATACTATGTCTGTAATAGTACAACCTTGGGTTCAGCTTCCGGACTCACCCTTCGGTCAACCTACGATACAACCTAAAGGTGGTCAAGCATTATTTTTGGCGGCGTCTTTGGTATTCTTATTTGGTAATCAAAAAAGTTCCGGAGTTAGTCATATTACTGCAACAAAAAATGGGAGAACAATTTCTTATGCGGTTAGAACAAAAGTGTCTATCTTAAAAAACCACGTTAATGGGATTGCGTGGAAGGACGGTAAAATTATTGCAGTACCTCAAGGGTATATTTCAGATACAAAAGAAGAAATTGATAAATATAAAAAAGAGTATTCACAATATTGGAATGCGATATTGAGTGGTGATGGTGAAATAACTTTAGAAGAAACAGGAGAAGAAGAGATGCCGGAATAAAAAAAAGTTATAATAATTCCACTTTTTATTAATTTATAGATATTTATTATATATGGGAAGAAAGAAAATTAAAGAAATTGAAAAGAAAGTTAAAATAGGTGTTTCGGTTGACCCTGAATTACCACAATACTTTAAAGATAAATCAATAAATCTTTCTTCCCTAGTTAATAAACTATTGAAAGAATATATAAAAAATGGAAACAAAAGTTTGTAGTAAGTGTGAAGAAGAAAAAGAATTGTGTGAATTCAATAAAATGTCTAAAGTTAAATGTGGGGTTAGAAGTTATTGTAGAGAATGCCAAAGAATAGAAAGTAAAAAATATAAATCACAGAATAAAGAAAAGATTAAAGAATACAACCGTAAGTGGAACTCTGAGAATAAAAAATATTACCAAGACTATAGAAAAGTGTGGGAAGTGGAGAACTTTGATAAAGTAATTGCAACAAGAAAAAGATTTTGGGATAATAATCCGGGTTACATAAATGAATATTTAAAAAATAGAAGAAGAGAGGATATTTTATTTGCCTTACTTGAAAAAATGAGACATTCTGTTAATAGATATTTAAAGTATAAATCAAAAAGAACCTCTGAAATTGTCGGTTGTTCTCCACAAGAATTAAAGGAACATTTGGAAAACAAGTTTGTTTCAGGAATGAGTTGGGAAAACAGAACGGAATGGCACATTGACCACATTATTCCATTATCATCCGCAAAGACAGAAGAAGAACTTTACAAACTCTGTCATTACACAAATCTCCAACCATTATGGGCGGAGGAAAACTTAAAAAAAAGTAATAAGATACTAAATTAAAAACTAACCCCTCTCTAAAAGAGGGGTTTTTAATTTGTTAAATATTTATAGATATCTATGAAAATAATTCTACTCATATTATCTATTTTTATTATTCAACAAATAGAACCAACATATAATTTTGCAGAAAAAGTACAATTAATATACAATCCACCTAAAAAAGACTATGTAGTATTGATTGATTATTCAAAACCAATAACGGAAGATAGACTATATGTTTATAATATGATAAACAAGGAAATGGTTTTAAAATCGAAAGTAAGTCACGCATTTAATAGTGGTAAAAAATATGCAACTGAATTTTCAAACGAAGTAGGTTCAAAAAAATCATCAATAGGTGGTTTTATTACTTTAAATTCATATTATGGTAGATGGGGATATTCTATGAAAATAAAAGGTGTTGATGGGATATTAAACAACAATGCTGAATTTAGGTCAATAGTTTTTCATTCTAACATTACAGAAAAAACATCATATTCTGAAGGATGTTTTGAAACTCCTTATAATATTAATACTAAATTAATTAATATGGTTAAAGGTGGTTGTTTAATTTATGTTTATCAGTAATTGACTTAGATATCTTTAATAACTATATTTTAAGAGTCAACAATATTTTTCACACCTAATTTAATGAAGTGACAAAAACTTTACTGATAGATGGTAACAACCTCTATATGATAGGATACAATGGAGTTAGAGACCTTTTTAATAAGAACGAACATATAGGAGGTATATATCACTTCATAAACACAATCAGAAAACATTTGGAGGATTTTAACTATGATAAGGTCATAGTATGTTGGGATAGCGAATCCAACACATCAGTTAGAAAAGAGTTATACCCAAACTACAAGTCACAAAGAAGAAATGAGATGAGTGAGGAACAATACGAGTCTTACCTACACCAAAGACAACGAGTTAAACAATACTTGGAAGAAGTATTTGTAAGACAGGTTGAAGTCCCCAATAATGAAGCAGATGATTTAATCGGACAATACTGTAAGATTGCATTAGATGAGAATATAACCATCTTCTCTGCGGATAAGGACTTAACCCAGCTCATATCAGAAAGAGTCCAAATTTACTCCCCCATTAAGAAAGAATACTATAAATTCGGTGATAAGATATCACTTAACAAAGTTGATATTCCCCATCAAAATGTATTACTTACAAAAGTATTTGTTGGTGATAAGTCGGACAACATATCAGGTATTGATGGACTTGGTGAAAAGACTTTGGTTAAATTATTCCCTATATTGCAGGATAAGTCGTGCACTATCAACGAAATTTTAGATAATGCACGACTTATCAAACAAGAAAAGAAAGTTCCAAAAATTATCGGCAAAATTTTGACCGGTGAGTCAAAAAATGGTATCTTTGGAGAAGAGTTTTACAATATAAATCTAAAGATTGTTGACCTCGGAAATCCACTAATTACAGAAGATGCAAAAGAATTAGTTGAACAAGTTTATAAAGAAAATATAGACCCAACAGATAGGGGATATAAAAATCTTATGAGAATGATGATGGAAGATGGGCTATTCAAATACTTACCCAAAGATGATAATGCTTGGGTTCAATTTTTAAAACCGTTCTTAAAATTAATTAGAAAAGAAAAAAGAAAAATATGAAAACATTCAAAAGAATAGATGAAGACACTGTTTTGGTTGAAGGTGTTTATTACTCAACCAATGTATTAAAAAAAGCGGAAATCTTAGGTAAAAGCGGGTTTAAGATTGATTCGATTAAAGTTAACGGTGTTCCATATTATCCATTTAAAGAAGAAAAAAATAACCAAAAATAAAAAATAAAAAAATGAAAGAGCAAGAAAGCACTAAACTAGAGTTTTTATTAACTCTAAATGAAAACATCATCGTTCAAAGATTTTTCAATGTAAGAGGATTTAATCCTAAAGCAAAAAATTCCTTAGACCTTTATCATTTTATGAAGTCAATAAAAGAAGAACTTGAGTATGACTTGAAAATGAAAACCGTAAGTTATATGATTGATAACAAAGACGCGATTATTCACGACGTGTCGGTTATGGACACCTCTTTTACCGATGGACCTGAAATTTTCAATATTTACGTAAAACTTGGTGAACAGACAATTTGTCACAGAATTTTTGATGGAAAAATGTTCCCACCAAAAGTACGTTATACAGTTGATGTAAGACCATATTTGAAAAATATTCTAAGAGAGCTAACTGACATTTTTTCAGATTACAAACTTTCTTACAAATATTTGGACTATCAGTTAGCTTAAAAGATATTTATCAATTCAAGGGTATACCCACATTAATTTATGAAAAAAAATTTCGATTATCTCGGTAACACATTTCAGTTACAACTTTTAAATCAACTTATTGTTGATAAAAATTTCTCAAACTCAATACTATCAGTACTTGATAGTGCTTACTTTGATAACAAATATTTCAAAATTATTGCACAATTTGTTAAAGAATATTATAGAAAATATGAAGCAACACCATCCTTCGAAACATTAGAACAAATTGTAAAATCAGAAGTCTCACAAGAGTTAGTTCAGAAGATTGTATTGGATACGGTAACACAAGTTAAGGATGTTACTTATGAAGGTAGTTCCTTTGTTCAAGAAAAAGCATTGAAGTTCTGTAAACAACAAGAGTTACAGAAAGCGATGGATAAAGCAACAAAAATTATAAAAGAAGGGGACTTTGAATCTTACGACCAAGTTGAAGGATTAGTTAGAGAGGCTCTCCAAGTTGGACAAATCGAAGATGGGTTGTCAGATATTTTCTCAGGGTTGGAAACTGTGTTGGAAGAGGATTATAGACATCCAATCCCAATGGGTATACCTGGTATTGATAAGTTATTAAAAGGTGGTTTGGCTAAAGGAGAAATAGGTGTAATACTTGCACCAACAGGGGTAGGTAAGTCAACTATTTTAACTAAGATTGCAAACACCGCGTACAATTTGGGGTACAATGTTCTTCAGATATTTTTTGAAGATAATCCAAAAATTATTCAGAGAAAACACTTTACACTTTGGACAGGAATTGCACCCGATAGTTTGAATCAACATAAAGAAACTGTATTATCTAAAATAGAAGAAATTAAGAACACAATGCCAAATAGATTGGTTCTTAAAAAACTACCATCAGATACTCATACAATGCTTCAGATTAAGAGTCAGGTTAGGAAGATGATTGCGGATGGTATTAAAATTGATTTGATACTTTTAGACTATATTGATTGTGTAGTTCCTGATAAAAATTTAGGAGACGAATGGAAGAGTGAAGGTTCAGTTATGAGGGCTTTTGAGGCTATGTGTCACGAACTTAATCTTGTTGGTTGGACAGCAACCCAAGGAAACAGAAGTTCAATTTCATCTGAAGTTGTGACAACAGACCAAATGGGTGGCTCAATCAAAAAAGCACAAGTAGGACACGTTATCATTTCAATCGCGAAAACACTCCAACAAAAAGAAATGAATTTAGCGACAATAGCAATTACCAAATCTAGACTTGGTAAAGACGGTGTTGTATTTGAGAACTGTAAATTCAATAATGAACTACTGGATATTGACATTGAGAGTTCAGTTACATTCCTTGGGTTTGAAGAACAACAAGAGGAAAGAAAAAGAGATAGAGTTAAAGAATTAATGGAAAAAAGAAAACAGAGAGAACAAAATAGCCCAAACTAAATATCTACTTTTTCGAAAAAAAAACTTATTTTTTTAATCCAAAATCGAGGTCGCTTAACCCGCGACCTCATATTTAATATAAAAATCGACGAATTTTTTTATAAAAACAAAAACTTAAAAAATGGAAATTTCAAACAGAATTTTATCAGAGATTACGGTGTATATGAAGTATGCAAAGTATATACCTGAACAAAAGAGAAGAGAGACTTGGTACGAATTAGTAACAAGAAATATGGAGATGCACATCAAGTCGTATCCTCATTTAGAACAAGAGATAAGAGACAATTATCAGTTTGTTTACAATAAACAAGTATTACCATCTATGAGGTCAATGCAGTTTGCGGGAAAACCAATTGAGATTTCACCAAACAGAATTTATAATTGTGCGTATGCTCCGGTTGATGATTGGAGAGTATTCTCAGAGATTATGTTCTTATTGTTAGGTGGAACAGGGGTTGGATATTCAGTTCAAAAACATCACGTAGATGAATTACCTGAAATCAGAAAACCAAATGAAAGAACAAGAAGATGGTTGGTTGCGGATTCAATTGAAGGATGGGCTGATGCTGTTAAAGTATTGGTTAAATCATACTTCTTCGGTGGTTCAAAGATTGAGTTTGATTTTTCAGACATCAGAGCAAAAGGTGCTAGACTTGTAACATCAGGTGGTAAAGCACCTGGACCTCAACCACTTAAAGAGTGTTTGATTAAACTTGAAGGTATATTAGAAGCGAAACAAGATGGTGATAAGTTGAGACCGATTGAGGTTCACGATATGGTTTGTCATATTGCTGACGCGGTCTTAGCAGGGGGGATTCGCAGAGCTGCTCTTATTTCCTTATTCTCGGCAACAGATGACGAGATGATTAGTTGTAAGTCTGGTGCTTGGTGGGAAACAAATCCACAAAGAGGAAGAGCAAACAACTCTGCAGCACTTGTAAGACACAAGATTACTAAAGATTACTTTATGGACTTGTGGAAAAGAATTGAAGCGAGTGGTGCGGGAGAACCTGGAATCTACTTTACAAATGATAAAGATTGGGGAACTAATCCTTGTTGTGAGATTGCACTTCGCCCATTTCAATTTTGTAATTTAGTTGAAATAAATGTATCAAATGTTGTAAACCAAGAAGATTATGAGTCAAGAGTAAAAGCCGCAACGTTTATTGCAACATTACAAGCAGGATATACAAATTTCCATTACCTAAGACCAATATGGCAAAGAACAACTGAAAAGGATGCCTTGATTGGCATTTCAATGACAGGGATTGGTTCGGGTGCAGTATTAGGTTTGGATATGAAGACAGGTGCTAAAGTTGTGAAGGCTGAGAATGAAAGAGTTGCGGGATTATTGGGAATTAACAAGGCGGCAAGAACAACTACTGTTAAACCTGCTGGAACAACTTCACTTACACTTGGAACATCATCAGGTATTCACGCTTGGCACAATGACTATTACATTAGAAGAGTTAGAGTTGGAAAGAATGAAGCAATCTACGGATATTTGAAAAACAATCATCCTGAACTTATTGAAGATGAGTATTTCCGTCCTCACGACACTGCGGTAATCGGTATTCCACAGAAAGCACCGGAAGGGTCAATTTTGAGAAACGAATCACCAATCCAATTGTTGGAGAGAGTTAAGAAAGTTCATTCAGAGTGGATTAAACCTGGACACAGAACGGGAAGTAATTCACATAACGTATCTGCAACAATTTCGGTTAGAGAACACGAATGGCCTGCGGTTGGTGAATGGATGTGGGAAAACAGAGAATATTATAACGGACTTTCTGTATTACCCTATTCTAATCATAGTTATAAACAAGCCCCTTTTGAGGATTGTACCAAAGAGGATTATGATAAATTGATGGAAACATTACACGATGTTGACTTATCTAAGATTGTAGAAATGGATGATGATACGGATTTAAGAGGTGAAGCCGCTTGTTCCGCGGGTGCTTGCGAAATTGTGTAATAAATAAAAAATATATTACGAAAAGGTGTGTGATTTGATTTTCACACACCTTTTGTATATTTATTAATATGGGAAAAAAAGGAACATCAAAATATTTTGGAAAGTTTACGGAGGGTCAAAAATTTGGTAAATATACTATTATAAATGAAAACATAGAATTAAATAGAGAGGCACAAATTTTGTGTTTATGTGAATGTGGTGTCGAAAATTATGTTTCTTGTTGGACATTATTAAATGGAAAGTCCAAAGGATGTTTAAAATGCAATAACCCGAGACCTGGTGTAACTAACCCTCTGTGGGGAGGATTTGAAAACATAAGTGGTAAGTATTATGGTAGGATAAGAAGAAACGCAATCAGTAGAAATATAATATTTGATGTGACTATTGAATATATTAATCAAGTTTTAGTCGAACAAGATTTTAAATGTAATTTAAGTAAAATCCCAATATATTTTTCAAACTCAAAGAAAGATAATTATGAGGCGACTGCATCTATTGATAGGATAGATTCAGATAAAGGTTATGTTGTTGGTAACATACAATGGATACATAAAGACATAAACCTAATGAAAAATCATTTCAACCAAAATTACTTTTTAGATATATGTGAAAAAATAACAAATGAAAGAAAACGAAAAGAAACCCCCTAAACTTCTCCCTTCTCATTATTATTACAACGAAAAAGGTTTATTTGTTTTTACCGAAGAATATCATAAGAGTAGAGGATATTGCTGTGGTAATGGATGTAAACACTGTGTATATTATCCCCCAAATCAAAAAGGTAACACTACATTAAAAAAATAATCCGCATATATT